GCTTTAAATGGTTTACCTATGTTAGGTCCATAATTTCCTCTTTTTTTCTTTGGTGTATCAACTGCTCCACCACGTTTCATTTTCTTTGTAGCTCCTGCAATTCTATCTGCTTGTGTAGGATTAGGATTATTATCTATTCCTGCTTTGACGGATAGCATACCAAACTTGGACACCGAACCGCCTTTTGCAACTTCTAGTATTGGTGCTCCTTCTTGAGTTTTTTTATCTACTCCGTGTGGAACTCCAGGTTTTTCCGTGCGTGCTGGCTTTCCTTTTTTACCTTTAGTTCCTGTTGGTTTCTTTTTCTTTTTTTCTTGTCCTGGCTTCTTATATGATGGATCTCTTCTATAAAATTTTTCTGCAGCATCAAGTGCTTGTTTTTCTTTTTTAGAAACAGGTGATTTTTTTGGTGGCATAATAATTAATGTATAGTGGGTTTTAACAGATTTAGCAAGTCTCTTCCATTATGATCCATAATATTATCATATTCTTGTTTAGTGAGGTTGTTATGATACAGCATTTTAGCTACACCCATCATCGCACCTGCTAAAAGTATTTGTTCTTCTTGACTTGTTACGCCTGTGTCAGCAAAATTTATTAATTCGTTAAAATATTCCTGTAATTTATCTGTCGCTGTTAACATTTTTTGCATTTTGTTTATCTAGATTAACATTTGCACGCAATTGTGCAATATCTTCGTTAGAATCTATCTTATCTTGAGCAATTT